CGTCTCGTGGGCTCGGAGATGTGTATAAGAGACAGCATTAAGAGTTCTTGTGAAAAAAGAAAATTTGACTTCAGAAATGGTATCTGTCTTTTTCTTTAATGAAAAGTCAAAAGATTTATATTCACCAATAGATATAAAAGAAAAAGGTGCTATAGATCTCTGGCCTAATGATTTTTTTGATCAAAATGAAATAGATTTAAAACAGTTAGTTGGTTTTTAATTATGCATATATTTGTTAATGACTGTTTGCTGCAGAATGATCTTTTACTTAGGCATTTGAATGATGAAAATTTACTTTTTACTTCATTAAAAGAAATGAGCCTTTTTTTTGATGTTATAAAAGAAAAAAGATTAGAGTTTAGTAATAAAGCTCCTCTCAAATTATATGTTTCATCTGAAATAATAGAAGTTTTTTTTAATTTGATTTCTCAAAAAGACTTAGAAAATCTTTTTAGGGCGCAACTTTCTAAGATTACCCCAATATATTGGAATGAAAATTCTATCCAGAAACGGGAATGTCAATACTATCTTTTTGATTCTACACTTTGTCCTCCTAAGTCTCTTTCTGTAAATAACACATCTTTAGCAGAAGCTTATGAATTTATGTATGTGCATAACGAAAGTGTTTTAGCTTTAAATTTTCCAAACTCAATATTGAGTACACAAGTTAGCTTATTAGTTATTGCTGTAAAAGTAAATTCGTCAGGTTCGAAGCACATAGCATGTGTAGACAACGATAATCTTTTAAAGGAATGGATTGAACAGAACTTAGATAAGAAACCATTTATTTATGACAAGAAATCTAAAGTTCCACCGACAGATATTCAAACGTGTTTACGAAGCAAGCTTAGATTTGAAGATACAGGTAAAACATATCAAGAAAGAAAGATTTATCGTGAACTAAGTACTGAAAATCAATGGTATGTGGATAATTTGCATTTTGGAGAAAAAGCCCATATTGAGGTTTTTGATAATAGAGGAAATTTTGTTGGAGAGGCTACTATTGATGGAGTGTTGATTGTAAAAGAAACAAATCCACACAGCAAAAGTGCTAGTCGAAAGAAAAAAGAGAAAAGAAAGTTAAAATCATAATTCTTGTGCATATCTGATTTTCTGTGTCTTATGATATAAATGCTAGAAAATGGAAAGAGCAGAAGGGGATTATGGTTCTTTGTTAAATTCCGTGCTATTCTCTGTAACTATTTTCAATCCGTAAAAATATGTTGTTTTTATCTGTAAAAGAACATTTTCTCTATAGATTGTTTTACTGATAATATGGGGTCTCAATCTGGGTCTCAATTCGGGGGTACATGGTGACACATGATGCTACCGCAATAACCAACTCTATTTTTTATCAAGTAAATTACGTGCGTCACGGTGTGTCGTACTGTGCTACGAGGTAATGAATTTAGTGACCGCCAGGAACCTCGAAGAAGGCAAAATGCCGGATACAGAAATGTGTCCGGCATTTGTTATTTGTTGACACACAAACAATTAACTACTTCTGTATTTGTGTAACAAACTGTGCAGGTGTAGACCGATTATCAATTCTTACCTGTAAAAAGGGACCATTGTAGATTATGGTAACTATAAAAATATATCTAAGAACATACGGAAGCGACCCATCTACCGGAGTCGTTTGGTTATCTTTTTACGTTAATCGTGAAAAAGTAAACTTTTCAACGAAAGTCTCTGTTGATTTGAAAAACTGGAATGATAAGAAGAGGTGTGTAGGAGTAGGAGACAAACAGTGCAATGACAAAAACCTGATTATAGAAAACATATTAGCCAGAATAAACAATGTTTTTGTAAAATACCGACTTCGTGATCGCAAACTTACTCGCGATGCTTTTCTTAAAGCATATCATCGACCAACCGATTACAATACTTTTTTCGAGTTCATACGAGACTATCAAAAAAAAGAATCGTTTAAACTTGAATATTCAACTTTTAAGACGAACTTATCGGTTATCAAAAAGCTGCAAGAATATAATCCTAATCTCTATTTTGATGATATAACCAGGGAGTGGGTTGATGAGTATTTCTTTCATCTGATGACTGGACTTGGAAATAATCAAAATACCGCAAACAAAAACATGGCCACAATAAAGAAGTATGTTTTAGCTGCATACAATGCTGGATATATGGATGAGAATCCTTTTAAGAACTGGAAGATAAAGAAAGGAATTCCTGGTGGTGAGTATTTGCAAGAAGATGAGTTACAAACTTTGATGGGGTTATATATGGATGGAGAACTAGACTATAAACATCATAAAACATTAGAAATGTTTTTGTTTTTATGTTTTAGCTCTTTGCACATAGGGGATGCAAAGAAATTGATTCTTGAGCAGTTTACAGATGATACATTGACTTATTTCCGAATGAAGCTAAAGAAAAGAAAACCATTTCCTATTCAAGTACCTATATCGGATCCACTTCGTACATTGCTGAAAAATATTGTTGGTACCAGAAAAAAGGGTATTGTTTTTGAGAAACTGCCAGCTGATCAAACGATGAATAGATTCCTGAAAGAAATAGCTGCTATTGCTGGAATAGAGAAGAACATTACACATAAAGTTGGTAGACATACTTTTGCAACTATTTTTTTGCGTAAGACTAAAGATATAGCTTCCTTGAAAGAGATACTAGGACATTCTGATTTAAAAGAGACTTTAGTGTATGCCCATGTTTTAAACGAGAGTAAGCAAGAGGGAATGCAGTGTTTCAACTGTTTTGCATTTTAAATTGTACATTTGTACAATGTATTTCTATTAGTCTGAAAACCAGTAAATAACGAGCGTACAGTCTTTGTACACTTTGGTACAAAACACTGCATGCTCGTACAAACTTTCTTATGGTCGTATAACAACTGCAGGAGAGTAGCCGAATTCAATTGCAGCGTCGAAGCAGGGGCAGGATTTAATCCATTCCTTTGACTCTACGATGCCATTGTCATTCAGATCTGGAGAAGTATCTCTGTGACCTAGTACTTCTGTGATCTTGAATTGACTTTTGAGTCGGGAGACCAACTCGATTAGTGCAATTTTTTGTGCAGGAGTACGTGTGTCTGCTGGGTTACCGTTGGCGTCTAAACCACCTACATAGCAAATTCCTACGCTATGTTTATTGTATGATATACCAGAGGTGCCTTTAGTATTACAATGGGCACCTTCCATTGATAGAGGTCTTCCTTCTTCGATGGTACCATCTAAGTCAATGACATAGTGATAACCAATCATAGAAAAGTTTCGATCTCTATGCATTCGATCAATGTCTTTTGCTTTGAAAGCTTGTCCAGCACGTGTAGCCGAACAGTGGATGATGATTGAATCAATATTGTTCATGTCTTTAATAAAAGTGATTGAAACTGAATTATTCTACCGATAAAGCTTCATTAACCGCTACCTGAACAAAAGCGACGAACCCCGTACTCACATATTTTTTAATACTTTCCGCCTGTTCGGGAGATACTTCTACTTCACCGTTCTTGTAGATTTGTTGAGCTAGTTCCAACTCACCCAAATCGGCGGTTTTCTGATAGATCGTATTGCCTAACATTTTTGCAATATCAACGGTACTGTTATTCCCTTCGATGTCTTTTACTTGAATTTCTCTAAAGTCTATTTTCATAATTATGTGATTTAAATATTATTACCAAGTTGCACTCCATAAAATTCCATTTTTAAATTGTAATACTTTAGTTCGTGTACTCCCATTATACCATACCTGGGCGATTTCAATATATTCATCAATCCCTCTTTTGCCATCAACTACAATGCCACCATCAATAGCAAGTGCTATATTATCTCGTCCTCCGGTTACACTAATAGATACACCCCTATTTATATCATAAGGTCTTGAACGGTGATCGTAGAATCTTCCTAAATAATCGACTCCCATTGTACTAAACGGACCTACAATAACTTGCCTATTTTTACTATTAAAACCAATCATATCATCGTAAAGGAACATCTCCTTTTTATCTATAGTTGGTATACTGGTAGAACCTGTCCCTATACTATTAGCAGAAATCTTAAAGCCTCCAATAGTGCCATCAACAGCTTCTATTCGTTTTACAACGAGTTTGTTTACATCGATAAAATCAGCGACGATCTTTCCATCACTGATAAACGTCTTCCCCCCAACCAATATCGCACCTGTTTTAGGAAGTGATAATTTCCCGTCTGCTGTTAGTTCAAGCCCGGTTACATTGTGCTTAATCGAACCGCCTGTCATTAACCAACCTTGCGTTTTGGCTTGATTACCGATAAACAGACCAGACGTACCGAGTATATCGATCGTTGCATTTTGAGCTACTAATAAATGCGTAGCGACATTTATAAATTCGTTAAACAAAGTCCATTTCGTTACATCGAAAGAACTCCCAGAAGTATGATCCGTCCGGCATGAATAAGTATTTCCGTTATAGATAACCGTATCCCGATACTGCGTATTATTGACGTAGTTAGTATTTGCTTTCCACTCACCGCGCGGACGGATTAGAGCACCGGGAAGCCCGGTTGCACCCGTATCTCCCTTGTCGCCTTTATCTCCTTTGTCGCCCTTGACTTTCGTCCAGGTATAAGCGGAAAACGTATTGCTGTCTGCCGCCGTGAAGTCGGTGTATTGGCCGATGTAAGCACCAGGAGTCTCGCCGCCATTTGCCGTAAAGGTCGTACCGTTGTCACTATACTTGATGTGCAGATAACTTGTCTTACCATCCGCTCCGGTTGGTCCCGCGATACCTTGATCTCCCTTGATGCCCTGCGAACCTTTCAACTGTACCCATTTATACGATGTGTTAGCAGTCGGAGCGGCCGCACTTGTTGTAACTGCTGTACCAATGTAGGTATTAGGGGTATCACTCATAGGATTGCCGTTCGCATTAGCGGAGTACTTCACATGAAAATACTGCGATGTACCGGGAATACCTTGCGATCCGGTCGGTCCCGTTTCACCTTTGTCACCTTTAGCCCCAGTTGCCCCATCTATTGCACCAATGCGAACTGTAGTCCACGAAACGGGAGACGTAGCCGGAGGGATAACAATACCCGTGCGCATCCACAAATATTCGTTTGTACCACAGGCGGGCGGAGTTTTACTCCACCCACTTGTAGGCGCAACCGTGCCAGATGTAGACTTTGCGAACTCCTGCGCGGGATATTGCCCGTCCTTCGTTACGCTAATCGTTATTTGTCCTCTTGCTACTATCATACTATTATTTTAGTGATAATTCAACTACAAACGTCGCTTTTACATCGACTTCGGCAGCAGTGACGGTAATGGTTTTTCCAGTCTTTACACCGGAAGTTCCCCAAGCCGTATCTTGTGTACCATCCTTATTGTACTTCTTCCAAGAAAATACAAATTTGGTATCAGCAGCACTATCGGTGAATGCTTCCCCATTTTGCCATACCTTGGCATTGATAGTCGTACTTCCTTGGCCATTTACTAACTTATCCCCCGTTGTGGAAGATACTTCCACTATATACGGATCGGAAAGATCGGAGAACGAAATAATATCGCTCACTGTTGTGTTGTAGGTTCCGGATGCTGTATCGGTATCCTTGATTGCACATTTGAAAGATTCGAAATTAAGTACGGCACTGGCAGGAATAGATATTTCATTTGTCGTTGTCCCCGTGATGCCATAAGAATTTGAAGCCGCCAAAGATTCCCATGTGCCGTCCGATTTCAATTTGTGCCACTGATAAGCAACCTTATCGGCGTCAATACTACTACCACGCCACATATCACAATGGGCTGTCAATGATTCGGATTGACCATTCTTAAAAACATTTCCTTTAGGGGCATACGCTATAGCAATGATAAGTTGACCGGCATTTTCTGTTTTGGTATAGTTGATGACAGATTTTACAGGAGTTTCCAAACCTGTGCCTGGATCAACATAAATACCGGAACATTCAACCTTCATCTGCGATACAGATGTCATATTGTTCTTAAGCGTCAACGCATACGGCGCAGTAGCGGCAACAGTACCACCGAATGCAGTGATTGCACCTCCATTCACTGTATAGGTAGGAGCAGCTTTTAAACGACTGATTACGTTTGTTGTCGTTCCGGATACATACATTTCAGGGGTAATGACAAGGAAAGGAGAAGCCGTATAGTTCGGTACATAGGTGCTGTTTTCCTTGTTAAAGATTTGCGTCAAAGGCTGATTAGAGCCTAGATACATGTTCATTGACTTCGCATCGTTCAAGTCGACGATGGTAATTTGTCCTCTTGCAATTGGCATAATTCTAGTTAATTAAGTTGTTAATACTATTATCTAAATAAGAAACGCCTACAAAGGGTAGTTGAAAATTGTCACATTTAAAACTTTATTATTCAAGATGTAGAGCGTTCTATTATTATTACTACATTTGTTTCGTCACATTTAAAATTTCAATTATTATGTCAGCATTTTCTAATATTGCATCAAATATATTCATGCCCATCGATGATGCTTTCGGTATATACAATAGAGAAATCGTTCATGAACTATTAGTTAACATCCAGAATGACTTTGCATTGTCATTGGAGAAATCAGTAGATATGTCAACTCTATGTATGATAGAATATCGTCCAGGAGACCCTCAATGCAATAAAATTCCTAACGGACACTTGATATTTTTAAGTACGCAAGGCGATGAATGGTGGAGATGGGCATATCAATTCTCACATGAATATTGTCATAGCCTAATCAACGGAGCGTCTACAGGAGAAATATCAGGTTTAATCTGGTTTGAGGAAACTATGTGCCATCTAGCTTCGATTTACCAATTAAAAAACTTGATTGAATTTTGTAGTATGTCTCCCGACTATCTTCTAAACAGTTACAAGGAGGTTGCTTGTCACTGCCTAATGGCGAATTTCGGACAGCCTCAATATAACTGTCGGGAATATCTATTATCAGTGGCGGACCAACTTGCAGAACCCGACTACCATCGGGAAATTTACTCAAATCTATCTGCGACAATGTCATCTTTGTTTTTGGAGAACAAACATCTTTGGAAGATAATTCTTCATTTTGGTGATATGCGCAAGTGGAACTCTCTCCATGAACTGTTTGAGCATCTACAGTCAAAGGCGAGTCAGGATTACGCACACACTTTGCAAAAGCTATACAATCTTTTATTTTCATAATTTAGAAGTTTTACAAATTCACAATACAATTAAATGTAGCACGTCCCCAAACATCATCCGGGGTAAGTGTCAACACATGCCCGTGCCCGACATGCGCCTCATTAAATATCTTATCGGTATCATCGTTATTACTTTCTTTCTCCCACGAGAACCGGGAATCCGGAACACTATCTGTAATATCAGTATCTCCCTTTATCACATAAGCGGTTAATGTAGTAGACACAGAGCCGTTCTGAAAAATATTCCCATTGCTACTCATTATATTAACTACTACCGCATCTTTACCCGCCGCCGACTTTTCAAGCCAGTCTGTAGCACCTTCCTCCGGTTCTTGCGTTGTAGGCTTATCTGAAATACATAACCATGACGATCCGTTGTGAGTTACTTCGTCATAGTAATAATAAGCTCCGGCTTTCCACTCTCCCTTAAAACAGGGGACGCGGCTTTCTGTTACTCCATCATCGGAAATCTGTTTGATAACTCCGGTCATATATACATTACGGAGATAGGCTGAATGTCCGGTCATATCAATATCAAACAGTTTTAAGTTAGACAGGTCGCCCAACTGCATAGCGATCATTTCCTTAGTAATCTCCCAATTATTAACACCTGTCAGATAGCGGACATAGCTTTGCGTCGAATAACTCGATCTTTGTCGCTCTTCGTTCGTGAAGTTTCCATACGCGACGAAGTGCATGGTCTTTTGTGGTGGAAGTATAGTTCCGCTACGAAGTATGTATTTAAAAGTCTTTTCATCAATTTTTTCAGAAATTCGGAAATAAGAGGTATGAAAACCAGTGACCGAATCATTGAATATTCCTTTGCAGATGTCATCAATCTCTATTTCTGCAAGTTCTCCGGGCTCTAATTTCAAATAGATAATTCTCTCCAGTGGATCTACTTCCTCTATGATGCCCCCGCCAGGTGCATTCCAAGTTTCTCCACTAACTACCGAGATACGATTATATCTAAATTCATCTGATTCCAAGAATCCGCGTATGTGTACAGAGTTAAACTCTGCATCTCCGATAGCCGATATTAACCATCCCAACATTTTGCAGGCATAGTCTGAAGAAGAAATATCTCCTGAAGTAGAAATGTTTCCAGTGAAAGAGGCGGTATTGGCAAGAAGTTCATTTAGCACCTTTATATTATCAGCTTTTACTCCTTTCTCAACTTCAAGTCCTCCTAGCAACTGCAATAAGAAGAGGGTGCTGTCTGGTTGCTTACGACGCAAAAAAGTATCTCCTTCAGCAAAATCTTTCAGTTTTTCATTTAGGAAAGATAGTACTGTTGCGACATGTCGGTTGGAGACACTGTTCTTCAAAATAGCTTTGTCAATGTAGTCTATCAGTTGATCTATGAGATCCTGTTGTGTTGACATATCAATTGAATTGTTTAGTGAATTGTTCGGTATGTATTCGCGGTGATCCTAAATCATCATCAGTGAATGAACCGGTATAACGCTGTTCTGAATCCGCAAAACGTAGAGATAACTTTATACTCTCCGGAACGGTTGCACGGGATGCTCTGGTAAGATTTTCCGCTGTTATATTTACTCTGATATTTCGTCCATCCAGTCCAAGGAGTTTTATGTCGTCAGAAGATAACAGATCAATCAAATGTATCAGTTCGTCATTTGTGCGATATCCGGATTCTACAGTCATAGATTCGCGTCCGGATAACCTTTCCCAGGATTCAACATAATCATCTATGACTTCATCATACTTATTGAATGCATTTTCTTTTTCTGCTTCACGCTTAATACTTCCAATGCCGGTAATTTCGATCAGCTCATAAGAACCGTATGAATTAAGAAATTGTAAGAGATACCTTTCTCTACTTATTGTTCCGGGAGTAATTACGATCGTGCAGGATTTAGTTTCTCCTACATAGATATCAAATATGGAGGCAAGAATATGGTGAGTATCGAAAAGTTGCTTCCGAAGACGATATAAGTTGAGTGCAACCGGTTGTCCGGCTACTCCGACTAGGGCGGTCTCCATTCCGTTTGCAATTACTCTTAGTATACCACCATCAGGATAGATGAAGGAGAGCGGAAGTAGTTCCGTTTCCCGGATTGTAATAAGTCTTTCGGAAGTACGGGTTGTTTGGAAGAAATTACCGTCCGGATTCATCAATTTCCAGATAAACACATTCTTATTTTCATCATTGAGATGACGTAACATTCTTTTGCTTACTCCGCCAATAAATACTTTCAGTGAGATCGTTAGATTATTTTTTTCACTATTGGAAACATTGATAGTAACATTACGAGAACAACCTTCTGCCTGTAGCAGAACTTCTTCCGATTCATTATATAATTGGGCCGGTTGTACTATATCAGCAAGTATGTCCTGAATAAAAACAAAGAAGTTGCCTTCTCCGCTGCCGGTGAATATTGTTTGTTCTCCTACTAAAATGGTATAAGTTGCCAGAGAACTGCTGTTGATCGACAACTTGATTGGATTGCCGGTCAATGCCATATTGGCGGGCGATATGTTTGCAGTCAGACTCATTTTACTAGATAATTAGGTGAGATAATTTGTTCTTGTACCAGATAATTACAGGTACAATAGTCATGCAGGAATTCTTCTCTATCAGCGGTGGGGTGAGAGAGAAAAAGAAAGAGGTCATCAAACGTAATAGATGCATTTTTCATATATTTCTGATAAGTGATGAGCATCTTTTCAATATCATTTGATTGAATAGTTGATATTACTGTTTCTGATGTATTCATATTGCAAAATTGTATGTTATATTGCGGGATATAAAGGACATTTTATAATAACTCTGCACGCACTGATTGGTCATATTGCAGGTCATAATGTACTCCTCCTCTCGAATTACTAATCTCATAATGGAGGTGTCCATCAGGCGTTGTACCGAGGTAATACCTAATCCGGTAATATAGATCGAAACTATAATTGACTTTCCTTATAAAATACTCCTTTTTATTATTGTAATCTTCTTCAGTAGGTACTGAAAGAGGGACTTTAATATCCACTGTATCAGTAGAAACATTCTTATATTGTAGGTCATATAAGCTATTCCCATCTCTATTCGCTTCGTCTCTCCAGGCATCTTTTTGTGGTTTTACGGTAGCTTCTACGACTGAATTCTTGTTATCAAATAACGCCCACTTATATTTTTGATCGACGATGGGGACGGTTTGTTCTTCTTCCAGATTATATGGTTTGAGTAATTTGGTTGTACGCAATTTGACTGTTGCCGGGAATGAAGAACTTTTGGGTAACGTATAACGTATGGTATCAGGCAACATTCGTTGACCATCAAGTAAAATAGGAGAGGAGAAATCTGGATTCATACATTGTTGAGCCGATAGATGCATATCCGTTTCTATGAGATGATTGGCGTGGCGAAGAATAGCGTCATATTCCTTCCAGAAATGATTGAACAGTCCATATTTGCCAACAAATAAAAGAGAAATTTCGCAGGCTTTTCCATTTTGTTTGTTTAATACCGGTTCTCCGAAAATATCCAGACAAATTTGTGAACCATAAGTAACTCGATCTCTTGTATCGAAGAAAGAAAAGCAAAATGCCAAAGGGGTTTGGTAGTTTAAGTTTTCTGATAATTCAACATCGGAACTAGAAATTGTGGTGTATCGATGTACTTTACCGAAGAGATAGTAAGGAACTCGTATATATTTATATACGTCTCCTTTAAAACGTTCCGTTGCGGAAGGCAAAAATTCATCAATAGAGGTAATCTCTTTATATGCCATATCAGCTCCACGATCCCAGGGGAAGAAATCCGTTGACACTAATTCTGAACGTCCGGTTATGTTATCTGTTTTATAATATAATCCGCTCTCTGTAGAATAGGTTAGGTATCCATTTGCTTTAGTCGTGACAATATAGTGATATGGCTTTAAGAATTTATCCAGTGAATCAGCGGCAGGAGCTGCCGTCCATTTTGGATCTTCCCCCCGTACGTTTGTTGCAGCTGATAATTTTAATTGCTGTGGGGCTTCAAAATTGATAGTTGGTTTGGACGCTTTTTGTAGCGTCCAATCAGAAGTAGTTTTGGAATTAAGGATATCACGAATGAATTTAAGTCTGACCTTACGGGTATTTCCATCTACAAAGTAAAGTAATCCAAAACGGCACCATAAGGCTTGCATGAATTCATTGATTGTGCAGTCAGGCATGAGATCAGCATATTTTAGTTCTCCTTTTACACAGCAATCGGCTGCATTATTAAGAACAACCAATTGACCGAGCTGGTGGTGGTTAGTAAATGGGTTCTCCGTGACAGTATATCCGTAGGTTGAGAATATAGCTTCTAATATATAGCTGACTTTTATAAATGGAACTATTCCATATCCTTCAGGAAGCGATACTTCCACGGGTTCTCCATTGATGAAAAAAGTTTCCGTCCGTGCTTTCCACCAATATCCATCACGATAATTATTTATATATTCTGCATAATCCGTAACTGTATCATTATCTTTCTTACGATTGCAAGATACAGCCACAGGAAACAGACAGAAAGGAGAATCATTCTTTTGACTATTCTCTATAATATAAGGTATTAATTCTGATACTCCTCCAAGGCGAAGAACAGGAAGGTTGATGGACTGCAAAGAAACATCTTCCCATATACTATATAATTCAGATTCTCCAAAGCCTACATTAAAAGTTATTCCGTCATTCTCTGAAGCTTTTGTCGTATTCATTTTACCCACTCGATGGTAAACTCCGTCACTGATGGTCACGCGTTCATCAGCAATAGGGGCGCTGTCAATATCAGTTCTGTTAATGTAATTGTTGAGACGTAGATTATTTCTGGTACCAGGTATGGTAGCGGCAATAGATTGTGATCCCCGTTCGTTGTAGATAGGAGAGCTGTCTTCTATTTCTGTACTGAAGTCTTTCGGCAGATCAAAAGTACCGGATGTATTTGATATTCTTAGTGCCATAATAATTCTTATTTGGTTGATCGGGTAAATGGTTTCTTGGATTTTTCATCTAGTTCTTCAGCATTTCGTATATCTCGTAGGGATACGTATGCTTTTAGATTTTTGAGGGTATTAATCAGCATTCCGATTTCTTTTATGAGTTTATCTAGTTCGGTTGCTGATGTATCAGTTTCATGGATTTCCTGGTTATTTCGGACAGGAGTATCTATTGCTGCGTAATTACCCGAAGCTCGTTGGGGCACATGACCTTTACGGGCATCTTCAATCGCATTTAGTACCAAAGGATAATTTATATGTTTTTGTAACCGGGATAAGTCCTCGGCGTTAATGATTAATTCTGCACCATTCTCTGAAACTAGAGAAGTGTGTCGGACGATTCCGGTTTGTGCAGCCCCAATATAAGGTATGTCCTGATAGTTCTTGCCGTCATCTTTCCCGATGACATCATACCGGCCGGATGCCCATTGGGATACGCTGACGGTTGCTCGTTTGGGAGCGTCGGTCGAAGACGTGTCGGAGTCGGAAGATCCGGACGAGTGTTTGCCGCTAACCATTCCTTTCAGAGCACTTTTTGCAGTTGCAATTGCAGCCATTATGATTCCCCCAAGGATGGCTCCTGTTCCAATGCCTAAGAAACCTTTACTTCCTATTTCATTGGCTGTTGCTTTTGCAACATTTTCAGTTCCTACTGCTGTTAGTTCAATTATTTTTGCATTTATCATTTGGGCAAGAACATCGAATATAATATCGATCATGACATCTGCGAAACCTTGCATTGCATTTTCTTGTCCTGCGATGATGTTGCCTAACGCAGAGCCAAGTTCAGAACCATATTGTTGAAATGTGCGTAGTCGTTCCTTATATTGTTGTCGTTCTTTTTGGGTTTGTGCTGCCGTCTTTTTTTGTTCAGCATCTTTTGCTTTGGCATGGGCGGCCTGTTCTTCCTTCATGCATTTTATTTTGAAATCAAGAAGTTGTTTCTCAACTTGTTTTCGTTGTTCGGCGTTTAAACCGGCAATGGAAAGCATTCGTTCAAGATGCATGATGGTAAGTTGTTCCATAGCATCATTATAGGCTGTTTCGGAGCTTAGATTCTCATCTTTGCCGGAGGCATACAGTTCTTTTAAATCCTGTTGTTGCTTTTCATATTGAGTTGTCTCTTGATTAATTAATTCATTAATAAGCTCCTGATTGTGTTCTTTTTGTTGTTTAATTTTCAGGTCATTGATTTGATTTTGGATATTAATGCCTTCTTTTGACTTCTCACCGACAATTTTCAAAGAACGCTCCAAGTATTCCATTTGGAGACATTCCATTTCTTCGCTCAACTGCTTTTCTGTTTGGAGAGTGTCATCCCCCCCTTCCAGATACATTTCTTTCAGGAAGGCTTGTTTTTGGTTATATAGTTTTTTTTCTTTCTCAAGCCTCTTTTTTATTTTTTCTTCATCACTATCACCATTGCCATCACCATTACCATCATTATCATTGTTACTGTTTTGATATTTAGAATTCACTTTGGCAATTTCCTCTGTATATCCTCGCATCATATCCTCATACAGTTTGACATTCTCATCCAACTGGCTTTTCTTGGAAGCCCAAGCACGATATGCTGTGGGAGAAACTCCATTAGAGGCTGCTATTTCCTCCAAAGATTTGTTTGAATTTATGGGATCATTAATATCCCATTCAATACTCTTAAATTTCATGGCTTCTGAACTACTTTGCTTACTGAACCATTCTGTACGTTCGTTTAGAGCTTCTTGTAATTTAGCGTTTGCAGCTTGTTGTTTAGCTGTGATAAGTAATTTTTCTACATATCCATCCAGAGCACCGGTATTGTTATTGATTAACTCTCCTTCTTTAGTTAATGAGGCATGGTAATCGGGTACTATTTTTTGAATTTCTTCTAATGCCCATTGTCTTTCACCATAGCTTTTTTTTGAATCAAAAAGAATTTCCTTTAAAGATTTAAGATGATTTGTTTCTTCGGATGTGTTTTTAGATGCCTCTAGACTAATCTTATTAGCGGCTTCTTGTGCAGTGGAGAGGGTTTTACGGGCTGTAACGACATGGTATATCCCAACTGCCAAACCAGCTAATAAAGCTATAGTACCAGCTAGAGGATTTAATCCGATTGTTTTCCATAATGATTTCATCGCAGTATTCAAGGCTACGGTGTTACCAGTTAGGAGTGCTTTTACTGCTATTCCTGCTTTTTCTATTGCGATTGACGCTAATAAACGTGTTTCCCACAATTTATCAGCTAAAATGCTTGCAATTTTAGCATCTTTCAATTTTGTTTCCCATATGGTTATCGCTTTTATGGTTAACAGGTACGCTCCTATTGTTGTAGTTAGAGTGATAATGATACCCGAATGTTTGACCATGAACCCAATCAGGTCTATAATTTTTCTGGTCCAGTTTACTGTACCGTTTATTACGCTGATGATTGAAGGATTAAGTTTTTCCATCAGCTCCATTCCCATCTCATTCATTTTGTTTTTGGCTTGAGCGAGTTTGGCGGCTGCCGTATCTGATTTGGTGGCTGCTTGCTCTAGAGCGACATTAGTTCCAGTGACTGCTTCGGTGTAGTATTTCACTTTTTCTGCTTCGTTAGTTAAAACGGTAGCAACGCTAAAAGCTTCCTCTCCAAACATTTTGATTCGATCGTTAACACTAAGTTGTTTCTTTTGGAGATTTTCCAAAGCTGTTTCAAGACCGACTATTTTAGGATTAGTGTCATCTGCTCCTTTCTGTAAGCGATTGAAAAAGGTTTTTAGTCCGGTACCTGCAACTTCGTCTTTTATGCCTTTTTCGGCTAAGGTTTCGATAGTACCAACTAATTGTTCAATAGGAATACCTGCGTCATTGGCTGCCACTCCAGATTTTTTTACTGCGGTAGTTACTGATTCAACAGCAGCAGCTCCGTATTTAGAACCGGCTGCCATGACATTCGCATAACGGGCTGCCTGATCAGCACCATCTCCGTATTGATTGAGTGAAAGAGTTACAGCATCAACAGCATCTTTCAATGTCATTCCTGAAGCAGATGCTAAGATGAGTGTTTGTTCGGTTACTGCGGCCAGTGCTTCTTTGTTAGATAGTAACTCCGGTTTAGCAGAACCGACCAATTTATAAGCATCAAGAATTTCGGTTGCTGATTGTCGGATCCGGATACCGGAATCACTAATTGTAGTGGAAAGCCGGATTGCTTCTTGTTCCAGCCAATTAATGTCGTCTTTGGAAAGTCCTGTTAATGCTTCGACATCGGCTTTGGCATCTTCACGTTCATTGCGTTTTTCACGAAGTTGGTTCAGCTTTAGTGTTAAGCCTGTCACAGCTGCTATGACGGTGGTGACAACTGCAGCATATTTATTAAACAGTTCCACGGCTTTTCCTATTGGACTAGCTTGACAACCAACTTCTACACGCATATTTTTTTGTGCCCTGGCTACTGCTTCAGTGACGCGCCTATTTTGCTCCAGGGCTGCATTGTATTGTTCAGTACCGGGTATGGCTGCACGGAGTTCTTTACGGACTTTTTGGCTGACAGATAATAGTTCGTCATAGGTTGCTCCGGAGAGGTTTTTCAGGATTCGGTCGGTCTCGGCTACTTTTTGCTTATAAGTATTGAGAGTTTTATACTTATTCTCCAGTTCTTTTTGCAGAGTTTTGGATTTTCTGGCATATCCTGATTCTGATTTATCAAGAGAAGATATTTTATTCTCTAGCTGGGAGATGGCATCTTCTATCTTCTTGACGCCGGCTGATGCTTCAGTTCCATCAATAAATATTTTAATACTTCGGTTTAGGTCGTTCATATGGCTTTACTTTTCAATGTATATTTTGGTTGCGTCGATAAGCATAGTGTCGAAATAGCGCATACAGATATCGGCAAGTTCCGGAAGACGGTTTTTGATGACCGGATCGAACCAATGGTAAGCCTGCCGGTTACCTTCATTCTGTTTGCCAAGTGAAGCGGGATTAGTATGTCGGATGATACTCGTATTGATTTCCATTCCGTTGATTCTCTTCAGATAGCTCCATTTACTTCCGATAAGACCACCTTGCCCGCGTCCGGCACCTTTGTGGATATAGACACCATGACGAGGAAAAGAGAAACCAAGTCGGTTGATTAATCCGTATTTGTCAGTATAGGCTTTAGGTTGTAGTTCACGAGCAATACGTAAACTACGGGATGAAATGGTGGCTTTGAGTTGTTTACTGACAGCATCCTGCCATTGTTCTACCTCTTTGTTGAATGCGGTGAGTCGGTCGGCATCCTGGGCGATGTTATAGCGTTCTATTTCCGAGATGGTTTCCATTCGGATTAGCCGGGAAGTCGGAGTAGAAGATAACTTATCCGCTTTTCGTCGGGCTGCATTATAGCGTTTTATTTCCGACTGCTTGTCTGACATTCGTTTATAGAATCCCATTACAAAAAGTAGTTTGGATCGACGATGAATTCTTCCGGAACATTAACAAAGAAGGTAAGCACGGTGCCATAGAAGTTATCACCGATCGGGCCGATACCGTTAATTTGAGTATTGCGGTCTACATATTTAATGTCTTTCAGCAATTTATTCCGGATCTGTTTACATATACTCTTGCATTGTTTGGCTGTCTGATTAATTGTTTCCGGATTTCCGGAAATTGTGTTTCTGGCCACGATGAATGAGTAGACTTGTTTGTCATTGAGTGAATCAGCTTCGTTGTCTTCGGATTCGGACTCGCAACCATCAACGGCGATAAGGATGGTTCCATTGATGGAGGATAAATTGTCATCGAGGCTGATCAGGTCCTCCAGTCCGAATGCTGTGAAGAACCTTTTCTTTTGAGATGTGTGTGAAATGGCTTTGAGTGCCGAAGCTAAGGCTTCACCATAAGCGAAATGGTCATACTCCATAACTGTATAATGTTTAGGTTATGGAGACAAAAATAGCCCGCTGCGGGCGGGCTATAAAGGACAAAACGATAGGTTATAAGAACAGGAATAGTGCTAGCAAAGTAAGCATGAGCAGAAGCCAAAATACTTTTGCAAGGATTGAGCGTGAGGCTTTAAAGAATGCCAGGCACAGAAGTACTATTCCGGATATAGTTATTATCGTTAAGATCATTTTTGTTCTTCGTTTGATTCTGGAAGCAAGATACGAATTAATTCAGAAAGTTGTGCGGCTGCACGCTGCTTTTCGTCCATTGGTGTTTCCGGATCCAGTAATTTGTTTACTAACCGTAAGGCTTCATGTCTATTCATAATGTTATTTTTTAGGGTGTTGAATACTGCTTATTGATTGAATATGCTTTTTTATTATTCTGATTTCAGAAATAAGTGTTAGTCGATTAGTGGAATCGATGTCCGGAGAGTCTATATCAAGAGCCAGGTCAATAGCTTTTTCCAAAGTGGTTTCCATCCATGAATATTCTCCTTCCTGGATAGTTTTTATTGATTCAATGCAATCATCGGTGAGGATGATGCCATTGATTTCTGTTGGTATCATGGCTGGTCTCCTTTCTGCTCCAGTAGGTGAGATCCTTCTCCAAAAGAATAATGACCGCGTACTTTACTGTATGAGATATAACATACAGGATTGCTATCATCGTCTCCTAGTTTTATACTCCATTGTCCACCGGAGGAGTCTCCATTATGCCCATTGAATTTGAGTTTTTTTTGATTAGGGTATTTCTCATTCAATTCCTTGACAACTTCTTCGAATTCGCATTTTAGGGAATCCATAGCACATTCATCTTGTACTAGAATACCGTCGTATGCCTGGGCAAATTCACACATTTCCTGACCCTTACGATTTACGTTCTTATATGTTTGCACATGGTGAATAAAGAACATCATGATTCACCCCCTTTCTGACACTTCTTTGCTCGGTAGACACAGAGAACTGCGCCAATTACAGCAGGGGGAAAGATAAAGGTCAGGCAGAAGCAGGCTATTGCAGAGACGTAATAGGCGTCCGATGCAGAGTTGATAGCGCATTCTTTTTTCAATTCACGGAAGTAACGCTGTTGGAGCGTGTTTACGTCTGTTCCTGTGCGGAATGAGGGCACGTAGTTCGTGCCCTGGGTTACTTGTTTCATATACTACATTTGGTTTGGCTGTTATTGGCAAGTTTTCGTGTACCTAGACGGTACACGAACGGCTGCCAATTTCCCGTAGTCGCCAAACCAAATGTAGTATAACCCCGAAGAGCTGTAATACAACGAGAAGAAAGACAGCCGTATTCGTTTATAAATAAACTTCTACTATTTCGTATATGAATTTGCAAACAATATTAATATCGGAAGCAAACTGATGGACATAAAAAAGCCCAATTTCGTATTGAGCATCTAACCGTTGCTCATCGGGATAGATTATCTATCATTTGATTTGGCACTACAAATATGAGGATAATATCTGATAGTGCCAAATGAATAGGATTTTTTTTCTATTATATGGAGTGTAGAAAATCATCTTCTGACAAGATTTCAAGTTCAGCCCCTTTTTCTATCATTTTAATAGCCTTTTCTTGCTTGCTACTCATGCCATCTTCTCCAACAACTCGGAAATCTTGTTGTCCAACAATTAAAAAGTTAGTATCTCGATTCACACCACTTTGGTTTATACCTCCTATATCAGCAATTATTTGTTGGGCCTCGATTCTTTTCATTGAAGATAATGTTCCAGTAAATACTACATATTTTTGGTAGAAAATGGAGTCAGGATTGTTTTTTGTCTCATCTCCTTTGATTGCTCTTATTTGATTTGCTTTTTGTTTTTGTTTGCATGTACAAGGAATATAACCTTTCTCATTAAATATTCCAAGATGAACTTGGAATTTATTTTCTATATTGTTAAAGTCTTCTTCGGATTCAATTTGTTTACTTAAGTCTATTCCTTTTTCTTTAGCTGCTAACAGAGTAATTTCTGCACAGGCTCTGGAATCTTCTCCTGCATCATGTTTTCCCGGTTGGATATTAAAAGCTTGGCATAAAGAAGAAAGGCTATAAGACGGTTGTATCCAGGTTCTTCTGGCTATTGCTAGGCTACAAAGAAATATCCCCTTAGGAATGTTTATTTTGTATCGTTCCAGCATACATAGAAGAACGTTTATATCAAAGGTAGCATTATGAGCAACGATGATACTACCTTCTTCGTCATTTCCAAAATAAGGAGCAATTTCAGGCCATATGTCTTTAAATGTAGGTTGATCTTGTACCATTTCTTCTGTTATTCCGTGTATCATTGTATTGAAATAGTTGAATGATTGTACAGGATTGATTAACCATGATTTTACTTCATGTATCTGATTGTTTTTTACAGTAGTAATTCCTATTTGGCATGCGCTATCTCGTTGTTCATTAGCCGTTTCAAAATCAATAGCTATAAAATCATATATTTCCATCTGTCTCTTATACACATCTCCGAGCCCACGAGACGGACTCCTA